ATAGTATAAGGTACAAAGATGGCAATACGTCGGTAATAACCGAATTCTACGGGGTAGATGAATTGAGAAAATATATATTTAAACACTCGTCAAAACGTTGGCTGCATCTTTCGAAATATACAAACAGCGACATAATAACGGCTATAACGTACGGCTACCGAAATAAACTTTTCGACAGTATACGGTTAAGCTTTGATATGACTAGAAAACATAAAATGATACTGTACGGCAATAATAACGAGATGTATGACAGCGGGATAACATTTTTTAATTAATTTATTTTTTACCCTCATCAGCCAATTGATTATTTCCCAAAGCTCCCGATCGCTGCAACTCAAGCTCATCAATCCGCTCCTCGCCTTCAACGTCTCGCTCCAATTTGCACCCGAAACAATTACAAGACCGACATTTTGATTTATAGAGCATTCGAAGCATCCCCATTATACACCCTATTACAGAAGTAAGGAAAAACGACCAAAACACCTCGGACAACATTTATCATATAATAATTTTATTTTTTCTTGAACGGTGGCAGATTGTAATCACCTCTTAATATCTGCTTCAATAAAATTTGATCAATAAGATTTTTCTTGTCGATTTCGCTAACGATCAACGGCGTCGATTTATTTACTCGTACAGTAGGACGATAAACGGGATAACCTAAGCCTCCGACGTCTTCCCAATTTTCTTTAAACCATTTTTTCAGGTTCTTCGGCTTCTTGTCGTCTAGATACTCGCCCCCTAGTTGCTTATAAAGTTTGACTATATAACCGCTCTTGTAAGCGGACGGCTTCGAATAAACTCCGTCTGCATGTTTTTTAACTTGAGCGTAAAGTTCGGGATTGGATGGAGTTGGCATTTATTTAATCAATATATTATTTATGTAGCGCATCCGATGTAATAGCCTACGCCAGAATAAGTAACGATTGTATAACGTTGAGTGAATGAGTTGAGGTTACTAGTCGTATTGGTTCCCCCTGATCCAGAGTTCAAGGTGTTGCCGTTTGGAATCAAATAAGCACCCCCTGAGGTGTTAACCGTCCAATTGGTAGACGTCTGGTTTACGCCGCCCCTTAACTTTCGTAGTTGGAACGTATAGCCGTCTAAACTACCATCAGTCGGAAGAGCTGGGAGGTTGATCGTTATGATACTATTTGCTATAATGCTGCCGCTATCGTATTGACTCATGAAAAAAGTACCGTAAGCCTTCAAATCGGTCACCGTCGCAATAGTCAGGGTTTGGGTGGAAAAATACGAGACCTGTTGAAGCATGATATCAGTCTTTAAGATGTTGGTGGTGATGATTCCCGTCTGATTTTCGTTACCTGAAACATTCATATTTTTGACGGATAACGTCTGAGATACAGGGTTATAATTTAAATCTGAACCAGAGCCTAAAACTGGTAAATTTCCACTGTTTGCAGTCGCAACCAATAAAGTATAATTGGCGTTTGCTGCTGCGGTCGTTATAGCCGATTTTGTCGAAACGGTTGAAGTTGAAGCGTTGCCGTTCAAGCTACCGTTAACGGTCGCAACTGTCAAAGATGTTGAATTCAACAACGAATTATTTACCCCGTCATCAATTTTTAATGATGTTGCAGTAAATTGGGAGTATTGCGATCCTCCAGCCCAACAGGTTTGATCTGCTCCCGTAAAAACAATATACGGATAAGCATGAATACCAGCGCCGCCATTTATGGAAAAATTACCAGTTCCCTGAGGGTTTGCCGTTAGAAAATTAACACCATTTTGATTAAACGCACCTTGTACTTTATTGTTTGGATTTGGTGGAGTGTTATAAAATAAACATAAAGATTGTTGGTTTACTCCACTGCTTTGCGTTGAGTCTATGTTGATGCTGGTTGTTGCCGTCGTTGCTGTTGTAGAATTACCATTTAAGGAACCGTTGAAAACCGAGGCTGTTATCGAGTTCAGCGATGGGTTGCAACTGATTCCCGCCGTCTTTTGGATGGGTCCGATCCCTGTCGTAGAGTTGTCGCTAAAATTCAAGTAATGGGCAGAATTCTGAACCGAATTACGAGTTGTATAACCCAACTGGTTGATGGTATTTGTAGTCACCCCATCGGTTACAACTAGTTGATTTGATGCGGCGTTAATAATAGTAGCGGCGTTCAGGTTGATATTATCAAAGGCGTTCAAAACGACCGAAGCCCCTGAGTTTATGGTTGAATTATCACTAGAGTTGAGATTTATGACGTCAGTTGAAACCAAACTCAACGGCGTTAAACTTTTACTCTTGACGTTATTGACGAAAATATCACCGCAGTAAATCACTCCTGTACTGCTGTCGTCGGCTGGATTGTTTCCGACTTTGAGACTTGTTTGCGTTAAGATGCTGTTGATTTCGTCGCCACTGACAGCGTTATAGTGGTTTATAGAGATGCTATTTTCTGGATCTAATACGCAGTTATAAACATCGTCACCAAAAGCGGGATTTGATACAGCTGCTAAAACCCCACCTGCTGACATGCTTACGGACGATGATGGATTTGGTATAAAACTCAAAGCGGGGTAATTTATGCTCAAAATATCGACATCATTGCCTCTAATAGATCCACCAGAATCTGAGATGTTTATGCCATCTACAAAGGTCTCATCCGAAACATTCTCGATTTTATTATTTGTCATCTTTATAGATCTACCCGCTTGATTACCAGCAATCAAGACCTGCAACAGTGTCGGGGTAGAAGGTGGCGGAGGCAAATGTTGAAATAAATATTCAAGGTAAGTTAGACGCTGATTTAAATTGTACTGCGATCCGAAACTCATGATTTTATTATTATACTAGAATATAATTTCTAAACATTTTACTATTTAGGGAAAAAATGATAAAAATAATCTATAGGTAGAAATAAACAAATGGATATTTTTGATAAATTGAAAACTAAAGGCATCACTGAGAGCAGCTTAAAACTGTACACGAACAACTTGAAAAGACTCAATGACGGCAACGAAGTCAAGAATTTGAATTTTTTGAAAGATTTTGAGACGATCGTAGGTAAATTAGAACATTACAAGCCAAACACTAGACGGTCATATTTAATAAGCGTTGTATCATTCCTTAAAGAGGAACCAAAACAAAAAAAACTATATGACAAATATTACGAGCTAATGATGAAGTACAATAAGGAATTAGCAGTCAATAATTCAAAATCTGAAGCCCAAAAAGCCAACTGGATTGATCAGGAAGATGTCTTTAAAATTTACGCAGAATTGGCAGAAAGGGCCGTACCCCTCATCGAGAAAAAACGGCTAACAGAGAAGGAATATAATTCAGTACTAGACTGGGTAATTTTGTCGCTGTACTGTCTACAGCCTCCGAGACGAAACGCAGATTTTCAGCTATGCGTAGCGGTCAAAAAATATGACGCTGAAACGTCTGACAAAAAATTCAATTATTTGGATACAACAAACTGGAAATTTATTTTTAATAATTTCAAGACGGCAGGGACGTATAAAAGCCAAGTTCAACCTGTAAACGATGCTCTTAAAGATGTATTGCAGCCTTATCTTACAAAGGTGACCCCACTGCGGTCCGAATTCAAAAAAAAGAATGCATCTATTCCGTTGCTGGTTGATTATGAAGGTAAACCATTCGAAGCAAATAACTCGATCACTCGCATCTTAAATAAGATTTTCGGTAAGAGGATCGGCGTCAGCATGTTAAGAAACATTTACCTAACAAATAAATACGGGGCTAAGGTCGAGCAGTTAAATGAAGACGCTACGGCAATGGGAACATCTAGCAACGTAATAAAAGACCAATACGTAAAATTAGACACTAAATAATTAATGGATCCAGTCGCAGACAATTATATCGTAAGGTTTACCAGTCTCGTCCTCAATCTGTTCCAATTTATTGATGAAGTCTTCGAGAGTATAGCCGAACTGGTTCATTAGAATCCTAGCCACAACCCAGCGCCCACAGGTGTCGACATTATCAGCCAATGATTGAAATTTCTTTTTATTATAAATAACGCTCTGTTTATCGTCTGCTGTTTTTAGAAGTCGTGTCAAATGATGTTCAGTTTCACCGAGCATTCTCCTAATTCGTTCAGGTATGAATTTCAGCTCAGAGTCGGGTTTTCCTGAATACGAATCAAACCATTCGATGACGTCGCCGTTTTTTGTAGGATATTTCAGTAAACAACACCAGTGACCTTGGTTTCGCTTTGATTCTGTTAAAATAATTCTAAAATCCTTATCATCAGGCATAAGTTGATTTATGTTATCATAGTCGGCTAATTCCGAGTATTTTAGAATTTTGTCTTGAGTAGATCCGCCAATAAAATGCTGTATGTCTGCATCACTGAGCATGGTTGACAATAATTTTTCATAGTGTTGCATAGCTCTACGTTTTTCGGCAGGTGAGATCATCGTTAATTTATTTAATGGCAACAAAAAAATATTTAGATTTTTAGTTTAAATTCTGATTTTTTTCTCCGTCTATACTAAAACCTTTAGGAAAATGATTTTTAACGCAAAACAGCATAAATTTGGAGTTGGTCAAGAAAAGAAAGTTTTACCGATTTTGAAAGAGCATTTTAGCAGTGATATAAAACCTCACGAAAGTTGGAACTCAAAGCATGACTTTTTTGACGATAATTTCAATTATGAACTGAAGTCGAGGACGGTTAAAAGTACTAGCTTTAGAGATACATTGTTGCCAATCGATAAAGTTGCAGGAGACAAGAAACTAATGTTTATTTTCAATTACACGGATTGTTTAGGGTTTATTGTGTACGACAAGGAGAAGTTCGACGGTTATGAAAAGAAGTATGTCAGGGGTGAAACCAAACTACATTATTTAATTCCTGTATGCGATCTAGAATTAATAAAAACTTGGTAAAAAATAATATTATAATAAATAAAAAATGTCTGTCGCTTCATCTGTTATTAATTCAATCGATGTAGGTCAATCATGGGTAGAAGGTCAGAGCCCTGTCGGGTCTATCGTAACTATTACTGTACCAACTACAAACGTAGTTTCTGAGACAGCAATCCCATTCACTCAAAGTTTAACAGCTGGTATATGGGCGATTACTCCCAATTTTATCACAACTTCAACAGTTGACGGCGCCGTATTCGTTTCTGTAAATATAGCAATACAAACAACAACGGGGACCGTATACAACCAAGATTTCTATTATAATTCAGTAGCAAATGACGGCCAAACATTGGATAATTATAGCAGTGCAATAGTGCCAGTGTCTCTAACAGATAACCCCTTAACGATTGAATACGTCTTGTTATATAATACGTCAGCAACTGACCCAACGGTAAGCGGAACAATTACTTTTATTCGAATCGCATGAAAATAAAAAAATATTTTCCTTTAGTATAAATAAAAATGTCCTACGCAAATTCAACGATCAATTCATATGACCAAACAGTTAACTGGATTCAAGGCGAACCTCCTGACGGTTCTGCGGGTTATACTTTTGGAACCCAAACAACGTTAACTTCTGGAACACAATATAAACTAAATTTTAATATTGGCACAGGGAGTTGGTTGATCATCGCCACGGGAGTGATCAAAATTAATGACGCCACGACTGCATGGGAACCGTCAACCTTTGGAGTTTACGACAGTGACGGGGCAACGATTGCAGCCGATTCATTATGCGGCACAGCCGCAACGTATAACAACGGCACGAATTTAAGTAACACTCTAACTCTTTGGACGAACAGTAGCCCAGTGCAAACAAATCCCTTTTACGTTGGGTTTACGCCTGATTTTGCGGGTTCTACCGTAGCCCCTCAAATAACTGTAAACGTCGAGTATGTAAAGATAAGATAAAATAATAATATAATATAATAAATGTCTTATTCTGCCGCTTATTCATTGAAATTTAATCCCAATTCAACGGGTACCTCTACGCCAATCGTCCCGCTTCTTAACCCGTCTAATACTGGTAATGGTATTACTCTAACAACTGGAGCATTAACGTCAGGAGTAAAAACAACCCTTGGAAGTTTTAATTATAACACTGGCATATACGCCATAAGATTTACAGGTTACATTTATAGCGCCTCAAATGATGTAATTGTT